CTTTAACTTTATCTGACACTTCAACATTATCTAATACAACCTCAACGGATTGTTTATTATCGTGTACTGAAATCGCTTCGTTACTAATATCTTCAATAGCTGCATCTACTTCCGGCTGAGTAGCTACGCCTCGATATTGTCGAATTAACTGTGAATTATCTTTTGATTCGTCACCGTCAAGGTTTACAAAAGAACCGAAGTGAGAACCACTTGCTGTTACGTAACCTGAACCGTCATCACCGTCACTAGCTGGAACAATAGAAGGTAGTTTTTCTTTTGATTTATCGTCGCGCTTAGTGGCTCGTTTTATTTCAAATCCGAAAAACTTTGTGACGCCGTTATTATCTGCCATTTTTAATATCTCTCATTACATATGTAAAGTTAGGAAAGGCCGTTAAGCCTTTCCCGTTTATTTATACGTCTTAATTAAGTCGTTGTATTTGATTCCCAGTACTGGATAGCAAACTCAACAGTGAATTCTTCAATCACGTTGCTCTGCTCGTAGCTAAGATCAATAGCACTTACCGCTGTTGGGAAACACCCACGGAAGTTGTATCTCTTAATTACTGATCCGTCACGGTCAAGTTGATCTACAAAAAGATCTGCTTGGTATGCTACTGGATCTACCAATCCTGAGTTAGTTGTATGACCGTTAATGCCATCCATCCAACGCTCCATTGCATCTCTTACAATAAAATCAGTGTCGTTAATAACCTGAACGTTCCAAGGTTCGAATGTACGATCGCCTGCAATCTTAAGTTCACGACCGCGGAAAGGTATAAGAATCTGTTCCATTACTGAAGCAGGAAGCTGTGCACCTTTACACATGAATGTAGTGATCTCAACATTACCACCGGCATAACCTGGAAAGTTAATAGTTACGTTAAAAAGGTTAGGACGTGCGCCACCACCTTTGATTTTTGCTTTAAAATCGTCTACGCCTAGAATAGCCATTAGTTAATTCCTTTCTATCCTATTTATACAGTGCCAACGACTTCTTCAAAATCAACACCTGTTCGAACAGCTACGAAGTTTAAAGTCACGTAGTTGATTGAGCGTGCTGGCTTGATGAAGACAGAAGCAATGAATTCGTTATTGTCTACGACCGCTGATGTGTTGTTTGTTTCGTCGCAAACTACACGGAAGTCAGTGATACCACGTCTACCTTTGATTTCTCTTAGGAATGGTTCAACGATATTTACGAATTCAGCGCGAGTAAACTCATCATTGATTTCGAACATTACGTTCTTAGCTGCTTCACCGATTGCTCTTTCAACAACCAAGAATAAGCGACGAACGTTAATACGGTCAAACGCAGAAGGGCGATTAAGTTTTGTTTTATCACCGAAAAGTAGTACACCTTGACCTGGGATATTAGAAATTGGGTTAATACCTGCTTTGTAAAGTGAATCTCTTTGTGTCTTATCCGCAGAATAAGAAATCGAAGTAATACCTAAATATTGACCACGACGTGCACCAGCTGGAGATACCCATGGAGCTGCATTTGCGTCTGAAGCTGCCATAATACCTGCAGTAGAAGATGCTGCTGGGATAAAGATAAACTTATCGTTGTACTTGTCGTAAACTTTTAAGAAGTTGTTGTCAACTACAAGGTAAGAAGATGTTGTGAAAGTATCTGCAGTTGTAATAACATTTGTTACAACAGTTGCACTTGAAGTAACGCCAATTACGTCTGAACGTGCTGGTGATGCTACAACGATACAATCTTTACGTAAACCCTGTGCAGTAGCTACTAAGTCGTTAGTAACCGCTGTTGCGATTGCACGTGATGTTGCTTGTGGAGCAATTAAGAAATCTACAGTGATTGTGTCTGCGTCTTCGAATAAATCGAATCCAGTAGCGTAATCGCCGATTGTTAAATTTCCTGAATCTGCGCCGTTTACCATTGCATACGTTTTAATCTCAGGTGAAACTAGTAAGAATGATCTAGAATCGATAGCAGCTGAACCAGCATTTGCAGTTGTGAATTCTGCGTCATAGCCAGCTAACCATACAAAGTTAGATCTATTGTTAATTACGTCTTTAATGTAGTTTACTGAACCGTCTGTAGTCTTAGCACCTAATGCTAAAGATACGTGTGGAAATACTTCTAATACTGCGCCAACTGCACCGAAAGCGCCAGTTCTGTCTATAACAGCAACGTGTACTTCGTCGTTAGTTGCGCCTAAGTCTGATGCGTGCGCTGATGTGCCAGGAGCTACATCAAAAGAAGATTTATATGTCCAAGTAGCGAAATCTGATGAAGATGCCGGACACATTGAAACAGTTAATGCATCGCCAAGTTCACTAGGATATTTAGCAATGAATGTGTGTCCATCACTGTCTAGTGCGTCTGCTTGTGCATCAAAGTCTGCAAGATTTTTAATAGTTGGAGCCAAACCAGTTTGGTCCGAGTCTGATGAGTTCTTAGCATCTGAAGTTGCAGCACGAACTACTTTTAGATCGCCTGAATATTTCAAGAAGTAAGAAGCCGAATGGAAGTCAACAGTTGTGATGGCATCTGGAGTTGCGAATGTTGCAGCTAAAACTGATTCATTCCCTATATCCATTACCTGTTCAACTGGACCCCAACGGAAGTTACCAACAAATGCGCCTGTAGTAGATGTCACGCCAGGAACTGTTCCTGATAGATCGATCTCTTTGACTACAACTGCTGGTGACGCTGAAGGTGTACCAATAGCCATGTTTATTTTCCTTTGTTATATAATAAGTGGTTTCATATACGGTTTTGGGGCACGAGGCCCTATCCTTACTCAGGTCACACCGGGAGCAATGTATGTCGTCGCTTTCCAGCACCACCAGATCAAGATCGCCATCACCGTCCACATCACCCAGTACCACTGCGTAAGTATTATCAGTATCACTACCGATGGCCGTG